CGTTTAAATACATTGGCTATACCTGTTTTACCCATAACCTTTGCTCTTTGCTCGCCCACAGTAAGTATTTGTATTTTTCTAGCAAATGGTTTTTTTATTCTTTTTACTTTGTTTACTGTTGCATTTGCATCCTTCATAGTTGCAAATTTAATACTTACAGTATCTTTGGGGTTTTCGTCTGTATATAGCCTTCTGCCTGATCCTTTTGGTTTTTTGCCTGTGCCTTTTTTAGGATCTTTTTTCTTTTTCATTAAGAACTTGGAACTCTTGTTTTTTTACGTTTGCTTTGCATCATAGCTCCACAACCACGGCCTTGTATCATGGTTACAGCACCACCNGTTTTCATAAAACCCATTTTGTTTCTAACTTTTTTTGGAAGTTTNGGCAAACCTTTGTTTTCAGCTGGTATTGGTTTTAAACTCATTTCACCGCCAGTTGCTTTTTTCTTAGCACCTTTGTATTTACCACCCATTTTTTTGTATTGAGAAACCATGTATGCNTTGGCATAAGCGCTTGGGTAAACATCAAATTTTGCTTTTGCTTTTGCTTTAGCTCTAGCATATATTGATGGATTAGCCACATTAGATGGTGTTTTTGATGCACCACCACCTTTTTTCATCTTTATTGATTCAAGGGTTTTTGCTTGCCCAGCATGTGTTTTGCTTGCTTTCTTTAAACCTTTAATTACCTTTTTCATTTTTGCTTTAGTCATTTAACATTTCCACCTTCTTCTTGCTTGCCTAATTCTTGAATTAGGATTATTTCTTGTTTTAGCTGAACTTTTTTTCAATTGGCCTAAAGATCTTGCACAAAAAGACTTACGCCTTTTTGCAGCTTTGCTACCTTTTTTGACCTTTCCTGTAACAGCACCTTTTAATTTAGAGCCAGGATTTTTCTTACGATAGGCTTTTATGCCTTTACGCGTCATGCCTGCTCCCTGTTTGGTAGGGCGATAATTACCGCCCTTGCCAACAGTACGTCGAACTTGTTTAGCTCGACGCTTGGGTTTGCTAGCAGCCATTAGCCGTAGTTTTTGCTCAAAATCAAAATAATTGAGTAAGCATCGCCATTTGAGTGACCTACTGTAGTAAAGTCAATATCTCCTGTTACTCCTGAACCTGCATTGTTCGGTATTCCAGTAAACTGGTCAAAGTATTCATCGCCACTACTATCAGCTGGCAAAGTCACTGCTAAAACATTGGTTGTGGCATCGAACTCTAAGTCTACGCCCATACCTCTGCAAAACCANTGTATTCTACTTATTGATACCCCGGAACAGGCTCTACCTTTGCTGTCAGATTTTAAAGCTGATACATCAACTTTTTTGACAGAAGATTCGCCTGTACCGTCAGATTCATTAGTAAATTTAAGAATGGCAAGCCTCTCACCATCTTGAATGGTTTGTGAGGTTACTGTATCAGCCATTATCTACTCCTATAGTTCTGTTACTGCTGTACGTTCTTTATAAGCACCAACATAGTCAACACTTAATGTTTTTGCAGCAGCAGCACCATTTTGAATACCAAATGAAAGTGTAAGCTCTTCATCATCTGGTGCATTAGTGCTAACAACTGTACCTGCTAAAACATTGTTTTGAAACACATGAAATTTCTGATCTTTAGGATCGTAAATAAAACCTAATGTCATAAATGTGTCATCTGCCAAAGAGTTTGGTAATGTCAATGTAGATTGTGTACTGTCTTTTTCAACGATAAAGCTGATTGTTGCAGCTCCATCTGATTTTAAAAAGAAGATACCATCTGTTACATCCAAAGGTGTTGTATCAGTCAATTGCAAACCAGCAACAATATCAGTTTGTGTTGCGTCATTGGTTTTAAATCTAACATGAAAACCTATTTGTTTTCCGGATTCAAACTTAAAACCCTCTTTAACAAGCTGAAAAAAGTCATGGTCGTTATCGCCAGCAGCGTTTGTTACTAACAAAACTCCACCATCGCCATCAGCTAGTGCCTCAGACGCTGATCCAGTGCCATCCTCAGTTGTTGTGATTGTCCAATCGGACGCTAAGTAAGTATCAAAATCATTAAAGTATTGATGATACTTATGTGGTGCAGGTGCTTTTAATTTACCAAGCGTACTGTCAGTACCTACATTGGTAACACCCGAAGTAAAATGCGTAGTCATAATCAGCCTCCTATAAAAAATTAGCCATTGCAAACACCATGCTTGCAACAATCATTTCTACAGTATTGATAATACTCTTTGGTTGTTATTTGTGCAACTAAGAACTAGCTGTCAATTTTTCAAGATAATCTATTGTTCTACTAGCATTTGTATGATGAATACCTATTCCACCTGCCTCTTGCCAAGCTGTAATGTTACTTGCTTTATCATCAATCAACACATGTCCTGGTCTTGCAAATATGGCTTTGTCTTTACCTTTTAAGGTGCAAGTAATCACTACATCTATGTCAACATGTTTTCTTATCCATTTAAACTTATCTTTTGCCACTCTATCTCTATTAACAGAACCAGAACAAGATAAGATTTCCCATTCTATACCTGTGCCTTTTACATAATCTACAAGTGTTTTCATATCACTCATGGGTGGTAAATCAAAGAATAAACCAGCGTTAGATAGCTCTACTTTTCTTTGATCGTAGTCTGATTGCTTATCAAATGGTCCGTTTAGATACTTAGGACTTTCAACACCTTGGATAAAGTCTGCTAAGACTCCATCCATATCTACAAATATTTTAGTTATCTCTGTCATTAGTAATGCAAAGGACTAGCTGTATTATTCCAGTCAAGTTCATTAGGATCTTCTTCATTTTCCCAATCTTGGTATGTTTTAGATAATCTTTTGTTAAGATCGTGAAAGTTAGCATCTTCTAAAGCTGAAAACATAGCCTCCATTATATCGCTACCACACCATTTTAAATACTTAGACACAACCAAACCAAGAACATCTGCGTCTGTTATCCTTGAATCATTTGGATTTATATAAGCTGTTTCTTTTACTAACTTAATTACCTCTGGCATTAAGTCTTTTATTACATCGTCGCTTGATTTATATTTCATTATGCTATTCCTCCAAAGCTATGTCTTAATAACATGTCAACATCGTTATTAAAGTGTTTGTTTATTTCATGGATCATATCATCATCAAGTTGACAAAATCCCCAATGAAACCCCTCTTCTCCTTTTACAAGAACTTTTGTACCACCACCATAATTGGTCAAGGCCCAATTGCCTTTACCAAGTCTAGTGTCATAAACATCCTCACAGATTTTAATATTTGATTTTAGATTATCAGCCATTATGCTACCCCCTTTTTTGTAGGCCACATGCTTTGGTCAATCAACATGTTGACCTCTGCATCAGTTAATCCTTGCTTTTTGTTCCAAGCATCTATCGTTGCTTTATCCCAGTTTACATAATCACCAGTCTTAAGATCAGCAAGTGGAACATAACCACTTTCATAATCAACCACAGCAACGGTGCCCTCTAAGTGATACTTAGTGCCGTCATAAATGGCGACTCTTTTACCCTCTGCTTTTTTGGTAGCAGTAAAACCATCTAGATTATTAATATCCATGTTTAACTCCTTTTTGGTTATTAATTAATTTACTCACATATATATATTACCAAAACTATACAAATATGCAACTATTTACACATATTTATACAATTTATTTTAGGCATAAAAAAGGGCCTTAAAAAGGCCCTAGTTGTAATACTTTAGTAGAGGATAAGCGTATTACAGCTTTTTGTTAAGCTCCTTGTGATCCAAAGATTCCTCTCCAATCAGAGAAACCAAATGAATATCTCTCTCTAGCCTTATATCTGATATTGCCAGTTGAGAAGTCTGGTTCCATAGAAGTCTCCATTGGNGATCTTTGGAACATTTTTAGACCTTCACCTGCGCTATTCACAGAAGTAAGAATAAAGTAAGCGTCAGGATCAGTTAGATAATGATTAACTGAATAGCCACCGGGCATAACACCTGTGTTTCTAATTGAGTTAATATCGTTATCAGCTGTTCCAGATCTTAATTGAGAATTTAATATTCTGTCAGCAACAAAAACAAGTTGCGGCGGGATAATAAGTTTATCCGCTGTGACACTAATAGTTAATCCTCTATCATCTGTAAAAGTTGATATATCGATAAGATTATCTTCTAATGACGCTTCATTCAAGTCAGCCATGGTAGTTGCTCTGTTTGCAGCTGAACCACCACCAGATAGTGGGTGATCTGTTGCAATAAGAGATTTACCATCGCCGCCTGTAAAGCTAGATGAGAAAGCGTTATTTAAAACATCAGCACCTTTGACTTCCTTAGTGTTAGCCATAGATTTTGCTAATGCTTTAACATATCTTTTACCCAAAGAATCATAAAGGTTATCTTCAACTGCCTCTTCTGTTAAAGCAAACGCTAACGCCACGGTATCGTGTGTATAACGCGCACTGTAACTTTCAGATGCGTTGTCGAATTGAACCCCTTGTCCTTCGGACTTAAGTGGTGCGGAACCAAA